AATATACTCAAAAGTATTCCATTCGTTGAGAGATTCTGTTTATTTTGAACAAGGGAATTTTGAAGGGTTTCCTAATGATAAAAGAATGGAATGTTTAATAGTATAGCTAAACAACTTTGACGACAGGAGCTTACGTGGATTATATAATTGCCTAAAAGACTAACAGCAAAAATAAATACCGGCTGGACATTACTGCCCGGACAAAAGCGGTATTTCGAGTCTGATGTATTCTTAACGGGATATGTCGGCGGTTTTGGCTCTGGTAAGTCTGAGGGCGGCGCTAAACGCGACCTAAGACATGCTGCCGATAATCCGGGGTGCGCAGGTGCAGTTGTATGCCCTTCAATGCCAATGGCTAAAAAGACTATGATCCCGGCACTTGAAAGCAACTTGCGCGAGTTGGGCTTAAATTATAGCGTATATAAGTCCGGCCCGTATTATTTTGACATTCCTTTTTTCGATCACCGTATATATATTTTATCAAGCAATATTCCCGAATCTTTACGCGGGCCGACCCTTTCGTGGGTGCATATGGACGAGCCGTTCATCCAGCCGATACGGGCCTTCGAGGAAATGCTTGCTCGTATACGCGACCCGAAGGCCAAGTCATTACAGTTTGATTTGACCGGGACGCCCGAAGAGTTGAACTGGGGATTTGATTTATTTGAGAATACGCCGCCGAACGGGGAACCTGTAATATACGCAACCGATAAGGACGGCAACGAAACGTATATGCGTTTAATTCAGGTCTCTACGCGCGAAAATACATTTCTCCCCTCCGGATATGTAGCAACCCTAGAAGCTCAATATGATCCTCGAATGGTGCAAGCATTTATAGATGGCGAGTTCGTGCCGCTCACTAAAGGCCCCGTGTATTATATGTTTGATCGGGCGATGCACATAAAGCCGCTTGAATACCAGCGGGGAATGAATACGTTTATCACTTGGGATTTTAATGTTGATCCTATGAGTGTATTGATAGGACAATATGATCGCAAGCCTATCGTATATTTTTTGCGCGAAGTATCTATACGCGGGTCGAATACGTGGGAAGCCGCCCGTGAGACGAGGCGTGTTTTGGACAAGGTAGGTCACGTTGGGCCGCTGGAGGTGTTCGGAGACGCTTCTGGGCATAGCCGATCGACGGTAAGTGCACAAACTAATCAAAGCGATTACGATTTAATTCGACAAGTATTCCCGCACGCTACATACAGGATCCCGAATGCGAACCCGCCTTTAGCGTATCGATTCAACGCAAATAATGCGCAGTTGTTGAATGCCAAAGGTGAAATCGGGGAGTATGTAGACCCGTCCTGCAAAGAGCTTATTAAGGATTGCTTGCAGATGTCTTATAAATCGGGCACGAAGGAAATCGATAAAAAGGATAAATCACGCGGCCATAAATCGGATGCGCGGGACTATGCCGTATTGGTAATAACATATAATGGTGAAGGGTCGCATTTCACCGGAGTAGCTATATGATTCGTAACGGCCAACAATGGAATATCTTTTATGAAACTCTGGAACAGGTTCGACATGAGGCGCGAGAACATTTGCGTGAAGATGCAGAAAAGGCTATTGATTTTTATTATGGAGTCCAGAAGCCGCACATGGATGATTATTTCAAAAATGTATTCGCTAATTGGGATGATGTTAAAGAGAAAATACCATTGGTTGTATTGCCTATCACGAAAAAGATAATAAACGGCCTTTCGTTGTTGTATAAAAAGGATTGCGTTCGGACAATAGTAAAACCAGATGGCAACATAGACGAAATGTCAACAAAAATATATAGTGATATTATTGAAGAAGCCGGGAAAAAAGCGATAATGAAAACGGTTGACCGGTTTACTCGATTAACGAAAACGGTTTTAGTGCATCCTTATTGGGATATTGAAGAAGGATTGAAATATCGAATACTTACGCCTGACATGTGTGATGTAGCGCAGAATACACAAAATCCACAACGTGCTGACATAGTGGTATATCGCAGCACGAAACCCGATACTGATCCGGCCTTAACGGGCGGTGAGCACGAAACAAATGATTATTTTGTATATTGGGATAAGGAAAATGCGTATATGATTGACGCATCTGGGAACCTTGTTGAAACCCAGATAAATGAAGAGAAAAAGAATCCCTATGGGATATTGCCATTCGCGGTATTTAGAGACGAACAGCTTACTGGGAATATATTTTGGGCAAATATAGATGAGAGTTTTGTCAATGTGAATGAATCTGTGAATGCACTCGCAACAGACTTATTGCATCTGGCAAGGACACAAGGATTTAGTCAACCTTGCATACGAGGTGAAGTAAAGGGGAAATTACAATCAGACCCATTTAGTTTTTTGAATTTAACGGCTGGTTCTATGGGTGGAGGCGAATATGCCGCGAGCCAGCCGGATTTCTTTTTCAGATCGCCTTCGCCAAAACTAATAGAACTTCAAAATATAATTGACAAGTGGATGGCTACGGCTTTTTATTTGAATAATCTTGGTCAGAATACAATGACACAACAATCGCAACTCGCAAGTGGATTTGCTATAATAGCGTCGAAATTAGACTTGCTGGAAGATAGAGAAAACCGTGAAGAGCTATTTACAATGGCGGAAAAACAGCTTTTTGAGATAGAAAAGGTTATCTATAACTATCATACATCCGAGCGGAAAATACCGGATGATGCAAGATTGAAGATAGAATGGCCGGATATTAACTTCCCGATTTCGGAAGATGAAATTGATAAGCGCGACGCAAGGCTTCTGAAATATAACTTAACGACACCGGCGAAGCTATTACGTGAAATGCAGTCCGATATAAGCAATGAAGCCGACGCCGAAAAGCAAGTCCGAGAGAATAAGAAATTAAACGAAGAGTTACAGAATCAATTCGGCACAGGCCGGTTTGAAAAGGTGCAGAATGAGTTTAGCGAAACCCAAGAGACTGAACCCCAAGAAGAGGAGGAATAATGCCATTAATCAGAAGACCAAGTAACGATATTTATGAATGCGACGAGTGCGGCGATAAGATTGTATCCACGCGATTGCCAAAAGGGTGGTCGAAAAAGGGCAAAAAACTAACTTGCCCGAATTGCTTGAATACTAAAGAGGATATTCCAATCGAATGAATTGGTTGAAACAAAAAATAACAGCACGCCTCAATGGCATACTTCTTGACCGCACAAATGCCGAAGATTGGCTTATCGAGCTTATCCTATTGCAGGATTTTCCGGTCTGGTTTGGCAATCCTGAAGAAGCAAGTCAGAATCTTATAGATACGATTATATTCCAATTCGAGGACAAATGGATTCAAGAAGCCTTGAATAATGCAGCGCGGTTTTATCGAGACATACATAAGGAAAAAGCCCCGGAGATTATGTATCCACGCTGGAAACAAACAATGATTGTAAATGCCTTTGAACGGGAGCAGGTATATTGGACAAGTGGCATAGAAGACAGAATGAAGTCTTTTGAGCTAAACGGCGCGGGAACTACAGCTTTGTATCGGATGTTTGCCGCCGATTGGGATGCAAGTTTGCCGGAAATGAAATTATCTAAAAATAAAGAGAACGAGAATTTTAGAACGGGCGCAGGTCGTTTCTACGCGCCTTTATGGAAAGCATTGGACATTACCCTCAAAAAGCAATTCACGCGGCTCAATACCGAGGCCTTTACGCTCATGGAGGTGTCTAATGGCCGATAATTGGATATGGCTTGCGGTCGGCGTGAAAGCCTGTCCAGATTGTCTTTCCCGGCATGGCAATTCTATGCCTATCGAAGAGTGGGAAATGATAGGAGTTCCGGGAGACGGCGCTACGATATGTATGGATTATTGTCAATGTCTTTTAATGCGCGAAGGTTTTTTAGAGGAGATTGCGGGGGATTTGCATTTAGAATATACAAATACGGAAGAGTTGTTAAGCGTTATGGGATTTGCCATACCTATACAGCCGATGTCAAGAGGTATTCAAACCATGCTAATGGGGAATCCCGATTTAGCGCCTTTGGGGTTTGCGGATATGGCGGTTGATGAAGCGCGAGCGGAATTGATAGACATGATACGGGTAGCAGGTGGAGATTATGCGCATTTAGAGGTTCGAGGATTATATGAATTGATAGAATTATACGAAAGCATAGGAGGGTAATGTGTTTCAATCCACGCGCCCGCGAAGGGCGCGACGAAAATCAAATTCGCAAAGAACGAGATAAATACGAAAGGAATTATGTCGAAACTTTTGGGCACAAATAAACCACCACAAAAAGCGCAATTTAAGATTCATACGGGATATAATAAAGAATTTGACGCCCTTGTGGTGCAGTTAACGGTTAATGATAAGCCGGATTCAGAAATGGCTTTTCCTGTTGGCATGGCTCCGTTCATAGTGCAGGCTATTATGGAGCAAATAGAAAAGATACGAAAAGGCGAAACGGAACTAATAATAAAACCACCTAAAAAGCGATTTATCAATTAAACAGCACAAACGAAAGGATACATTATGGCATTTGAAACATTGAAAGAAGCTTTACGATCGGCAACTAAAGAAGATATGGCGCTTCTTATTGAACGGGCAAAGGAAATTGGATACGAGCCTCGTAAAGAATCGAGCGTTATAAAACAGCGGGACGCATTATTGTCGGCAAAGGCCGCAGCCGAACGAGAATCGGATGATTATAAAGGCAAGGCACTCGCCACGGATGATGCTTTCAAGGTCGAGCGCAATCGAGCGGAAGATGCCATAAAAAACCTTGAGGAAATCAAAGGCAAATACAAGGATTTCGAGGCTATACAGACTAAGGTAGCGAAATACGAAGAAATAGAACAAAACCATAAAACCGCAGTAGAGACGGAATATAATGAATTACTTAATCGTTGGGAAAAAACCGACGATAAGATAGGAGTTGTTATACCGCCTATTGAGGATATAGATAAGAAACTAAAATGGATGAAAGACAATGAGGCGCGTTTATTTCCGGGAGGTCGCCCCGTAATAACTCCCGAAACGCCCCCTGAACCTAAACAGCCGATGCCGGATAGCATAAAAAAAGAAGCAGATCGGATCGGAATTTCACCGCAAAAACTAATGGATATTAAAAACAAAAAGAAAGATTAGGAGATAGCTAATGGCTACTTATGGATACCACAGCGGGCCGACGACTACCGTAGAAATGCCCGCTGCAAATACCGCAGCAATAGCGGAAGGTGATCTCGTAAAAAGAGATGGCGTTGCAGGTTATATTACTCCGTGCGGAGCGGGAGAGTTGCCTATCGGCGTCGCTAAAGAAATGTGTGCAGTGCCGACAGACGACGGAGATTATACCTTTATGGTATATACATCTTCGGATACTCGCTTTGTTTATCCGCCCGACACAGGCAGTGTAACAGTTGGTCTTAACGGCCTAAAGATGGACGTTGGCGGCGCACAGGCAATAGACATAGACGCTTCAACAGACGGTGTGGTTTTCGTGGATAAAGCTCGCGTGAATGAAAACCAGCTAATCGTCCACTTTGACTTTAATGCCGGCTATGCTGGTGTATAAGGAGGAATAATGGCAGGAACAAACACTCTAAATCAAGACATTATAGATGGCGTATATGAATTTCAGTATGAGGAATATAATGAAACGGCAAAAATATACGAATCTCTCTATGATGTTCGGACAAGCGATAGAGCATATGAGCATGATACCGATTTCGTAATGAATTCCAATGTTGAAGAGGTTGGCGAGGGCGAAGGCAATACTGACTCTATTGTCATCGAGGGATATACGTGGTATATCAAAATGATAACTCTTCAGGCCTCTATTCAAATCTCGAAACGTGCTGTCGACGATGGCAGGCTCAAGATAAAGGAATGGGGCAGTGAACTTGCGCAGGAATTCATACGATATGAGGAAACACTTGCGGCAAGGGTATTTAATCGCGGCGCATGGGCTGCCGGAGATAGAGTATTTAATACGCAGGTAAAGGATGTTTTATCGGATCAATTCGGACAATTGATATATGACGAAACACCGCTTTTCAATGGATCGCATCCGAATAAACTCGGTGAGAATACATATAGCAATTATACTGCTTCTCGAACCTTGACAGCTACTAATCTGGAAACAGCGGCTAATGAGTTTGTGGAGCATTGTTATGATAATATGGATAATCCTATTGTCATTCAACCGGATACGATAGTAGTTCCTCAGGGGTTGGCATTTACCGCTGCTCGAATCCTAAATTCCGACCTTATGCCTAATACATCGCGCAATGACGATAATGTATTGAAGAGCTATTTAAATATAGTTCCTTGGCGTTATATTGGAAATGCAACGGTCGGGACGACTCCGTGGTTTATCGGAAAAGCCAAAGCGGGGCTACGTTGGTATAATAGGCAAGGCATGGAAGTTACCCAGAGTTACGATGCTAAGACGCGGATGCATTCGATTATTATGAATAAGCGTATTGGTATTGGAGTAACAAACTGGAGAAACTGGCAGGCCAATAACCTAAATTCGGCATAGGAGATAAATAATGGCTAAAAAAATAGCTGATAAAAAAATAAAGGGGGGGGCTACGGCCTCCCCACCTCCTACGTTTGAACCTTTTGCTTGTGACGGGAATATAGTGCAGGTTATATACAAGGAAACCGGTAAATTGCCAAATCATAAGTATTTGGTTGACGGTAGCACGGTATATGAATATGCCGAAGATAGAAAGGAATTAGGTATATGAAAAAAATACTATTCATACTAACACTTGCTCTTGCGTTTACATTGCTTTCACAGGAATCGACAGATTCTTGGGATGAGCGATATACGTTTGGGATGACGAACATTACAACTACAGGCCATGCAGAGTTCGCGGACGTTGTTATACCGGGGAGTTTGCATGTAGAAACTGCGAATATTGATAGTATTGCGGTTGCTAATCTAACCGTAACCGAATCTGCAACTTTCGAGGGCGGTGTTACTATTAGCGGGTTGTTTACGGCAGATTCCATTACTGTTGAAATGTATCTGGACGTTGAAGGCAACGCCTCATTCGGCGACAGCATCTACTTCGACGGCGCGTGGCACGTGGTCTGGACGGACAGCACGGAGATTGCA